TCCAGGACGAGATGAAGAGTGGAAGCGACAAACTATCGCCAACACATCAGAGTTACAGTTTGACCAAGAATTTGGTAATAACTTCCACGGCACTGGTAACACGTTAATCAATGCTAACACGTTGTTAAAGCTAAAAGCAAAACAACCATTATACTCAATGAACGGTGTTAACGTATATGAGACACCCATTAAAGCAAGTAAGAACGAAGAGACTAATGAGTCTACACCTGATCACGTTTACATGATGTTTGTTGACGTATCTAAAGGCAGAGGACAAGACTACTCAACGTTTAATATTATTGACATCACTGAAAGACCATTTAAGCAAGTTGCAACTTTCAGAGACAATATGATGTCACCTTTATTATATCCCGACGTTCTTAAGAAATACGCTAGGTTATATAACAATGCAATCGTAGTAATTGAGAACAACGATCAAGGTGTAGTTGTTTGTAATGGACTTTATTATGACCTTGAGTATGAGAATACTTATGTTTCGTCTACAGTTAAGTCAGACGGCATCGGTGTATTCATGGATAAACGCGTTAAAAAGATTGGTTGCTCAAATATTAAAGACTTAGTTGAGCAGAATAAAATTATCATCAACGACGCTGAGACGATCGTTGAGATGTCTACATTTGTAGCTAAAGGTCAATCCTATGAAGCTTCATCAAACAGCCATGACGACTTAATGATGAACTTAGTTTTATTTGGTTGGTTTGCTACTACTCCAATGTTTACTGAGATGCTAGACAGTAACATGAGATCCTTTATCTACGCTCAGCAATCTAAACAGATTGAAGACGAAGTTCTTCCATTTGGCATTGTAGATGATGGAAGAGAAGAAAAAACATTGGTTGACGAAGACGGGCAATTGTGGAATATTGAAGACCACCTTGACGAGAAGTTTAAAATGGGTAACTTTTAGTGGAAAATTTAGTTTTATAAATATAGCTAGAAGTGAATAAATACTTATTATGCTCCATATTATGCTCTCAAAAACATATCATCAACTAGAATCGAGGTAGAGAAAAATGGCTTTTCAAGTTTCTCCTGGCGTATTAGTACGCGAAATCGATCTTACAAACGTAGTACCTGCAGTCTCTACTTCAATTGGAGCAACTGTAGTACAAGCCGTTTGGGGACCGGTAGAGGAGATTGTAACCATTACTTCTGAGAAAGAACTAGTAGACACATTCGGTGCTCCTACTAATGACACAGCTGCTTACTTTTTAAACGCAGCAGCTTTCCTAAAGTACGGTAACAATCTTAAGGTAGTTCGTGCAGTCAATACTGGCGCACTTAACTCAACAGCAGGTACTAGCGGCGCTGGTACAGGCTTATTAATCAAAAATAGAGATGTCTATGACAATTCATACGCTGACGGCCAAGGGTCTGTTGGTTTATGGGCAGCTAAATGGCCTGGCGCAATTGGCGACTCAATAAAAGTCTCAATGTGTACAGCTGATGAGGCTGCATACAGTGCATGGACATACGAAAACGAATTTACAGCAGCACCTGGAACATCACCTTACGCTGATTCATTAGGCGGATCTGATGACGAATTACACATCATCGTTATCGATGAAAAAGGTTTAATCACTGGTGTAGCTGGAACAATTCTTGAAAAGTTCGCATTTGTTTCTCAAGCTGGTGACGCTAAGAAGTTTGATGGTTCATCAAACTACTACAAAGACGTTATCAACAACACTTCTAAGTATATCTGGTGGATGGATCACCTTTCAACTTTAACTAAAGCTGGTGCACCTGCTGGTGAAGCTTTCGTTACTGTTAACGCAGCTAGAACCGTAACATTAGCTGGTGGCGACGATGGTTCAGACTTAGATGTAGGTGACATCGATACAGGTTTCCAATTATTCAACGACGCAGAAACTGTTGATGTTAACCTATTAATCGGCGCTCCAACATTATCTGGTGAAGATGGTACAACTCAAGCAAATAACTTAATTGCTATCGCTGAGAATCGTAAAGATTTAGTAGCGTTTGTATCTCCTCCACTAGGAGCAACAGTTGGTGTAGCTGATCCGTTAGGTGAAGTTATCGACTTCGCTGATACATTAACATCAAGCTCATACGGCTTCTTAGATTCATCAGCGTTAAAAGTATACGATAAGTATAACGACGTTTATCGTTGGATCCCAGCAGCTGGTCACATGGCTGGTCTATGTGCTAACACAGACGAAGTTGCAGACGCATGGTTCTCACCAGGTGGATACAATCGTGGTCAGTTATTAGGTATTACTCGTATCGCGTTTAATCCTAAGAAAGCACAACGCGATGACTTATACAAGAAGCGTGTAAACCCAATCGTATCATTCCCTGGCGAAGGTACAATCCTATTTGGCGATAAGACTCTACAGTCTAAGCCAAGCGCATTCGATCGTATCAACGTACGTCGTCTATTCATTGTTCTTGAGAAAGCAATCGCTACAGCTGCTAAGTATCAACTTTTCGAGCTTAACGACGAATTCACTCGCGCAATGTTCCGTAACATGGCAGAACCTTTCCTACGTGAAGTAAAAGGTCGTCGTGGTATTACAGACTTCAAGGTTGTTTGTGATTCTACAAACAACACTGGTGAGATCATTGATAGCAACCAATTCGTTGCAGACATCTACATCAAGCCAGCGCGCTCTATCAACTTTATTACTCTGAACTTCATCGCTACTCGTACTGGCGTTGACTTCTCAGAAATTGGAGGTTAATCATGGCAGTTCTAGGCGTAGATGATTTTAAATCTAAACTAGTTGGCGGTGGTGCACGTCCTAATTTATTCAAAGCTACAATCAACTTTCCAGCATATGCTGGTGGCGATGTAGAGTTAACTTCTTTCTTATGTAAAGCAGCGGCTCTTCCAGCTTCCAACATCACTCCAGTTGTTGTTCCATTCCGTGGACGCCAACTACAAGTTGCTGGTGATCGTACATTTGAACCTTGGACAATCACTATTATCAACGACACAGACTTCAAGATTCGCGATGCTTTCGAGCGTTGGATGAATGGTATTAACCAACATTCTGCGAATACTGGTCTTACAAACCCAGTTGATTATCAAGCTGACATGCAAGTTGCACAGTTAGATAAAGCTGGTAACGAAGTTAAGGTATACACATTCCGTGGTACATTCCCAACTAACTTATCTTCAATTGAGTTATCATATGACTCAACAGATGTTATTGAGGAATTCACAGTTGAACTACAAGTTCAGTACTGGGAAGCACGTACTACTTCTTAATCTGTGGTAAATATAGGAGAGAGGGGAAACCTTCTCTCCTCTTCGTCATAATGTAAAGGTAAAAAATGGAATTATTTGGCTTCTCAATCGAGCGTAAAAAAGAAGAACAAGAAAAACTAAAGGTTAAATCCTTTGTTGCGCCAGAAACAGACGACGGCACTACTGTCATCGCTGAGGGTGGTTACTTTGGTCAATACGTTGATTTAGAGGGCACTAAGGCTAAAGACGACTCTGACTTAATTAAAAAGTACAGAGAGATTGCACTTTATCCTGAGTGTGATTCAGCTGTTGAAGACATCGTTAATGAAGCAATTGTTTCAGATGAAAACGATGAAGCTGTTGAAATCATCACTGATAATTTAGAGTACAGCGACAAGATTAAAAAGCTTGTTCGCGAAGAGTTTGACAACGTTACACGCATGTTAAACTTCAACGTTAATGCACATGAGATCTTCCGTAAATGGTATATCGATGGTAGATTATTCTATCACATCGTTATCGATGAGAAGAATCCTAAGGAAGGCATTAAAGAGTTACGCCCAATTGATCCTTTAAAGATGCGCAAGGTTCGTCAAGTTATTGAGGATAAAGATCCAGTAACTGGCGCTAAGCTAATTAAAGGATACAATGAATTCTATCTTTTCCAAGATACAGTTCAAGGCAAATCAAATCAGGGTCTAAAGATCAATAAAGACTCTATCATCTACGTTACTTCAGGTTTAATGGATCAAACAAGTAAGAAGGTATTATCATACCTCTACAAAGCTATTAAACCAGTAAATCAATTAAGAATGATGGAAGACTCATTAGTCATCTATCGTTTAGCTCGCGCTCCAGAACGCCGCATCTTCTACATCGACGTTGGTAATCTACCTAAAGGTAAAGCTGAAGGCTACCTGCGCGACATCATGGCTCGTTATAAGAACAAGATTGTTTACGATGCCAACACCGGTGAAATTAAAGACGATCGTAAACACATGGCTATGTTGGAAGACTTCTGGCTTCCACGCCGTGAAGGTGGTAAGGGTAC